AAACTTATCAATAAGTTCCTTGCAGACATGGACTTCTTTTGTCACTTTGAACTTGATGAAAACTTTAATGAAACGATCAAGAGCAGACATCGTGACGAGTTTTCATACCACAGTTTCAGTGAAGGAGAAAGACTTCGCATCGATCTATCTTTGCTCCTTGCATGGAGAGAGATCGCACGCCTTAAAAATAGTGTTAATTGCAATCTCTTGATTCTGGATGAAGTGTTCGACTCCAGTCTTGATGCTGTAGGCACTGAGGAGTTTTTAAAACTCTTGACATCATTTGGTGATCGTGCTAATATATTTGTAATCAGTCACAAGTCCGATTCAATGACGGACAAGTTTCAAAACCATATTGTGTTTGAAAAGAAGAACAACTTCAGTAAGATTAAATAATGACTCACTACGAAAAAAATGAAATGCTCTTAAACTCACCAATTAATGTGGTGTTTGATGACATGCTTAGAATGACAAACGAAGAGTTTGAAAAATGGGTTGTCGATATGCGTGAAACGGTTGTGGAGTTATGGGATAATCATGGTCAACCACCACGCAGGGGAAAACCAAACGAAGGTATAATTCATGAGTGGAATAAAATGTCCACCTATCCTGTGCATGAGTTTACACACACAGATGAACTTTCAGATACGGACGACGACGTAATTATAAACAAAAGTAGATTAGGTGCTGAGGCGGATCAGTGGTTTCCCGCAATGTATAAGGTACGAATCAACTACTCCGAAAAGGATACAGGTTATTCCATATACGATCTGTTTGCTGATGACAAATACAAAGACAGAATGATCAGAGGTTGCTATCGTCACTTTAGAAAAGACTCAATGTATCTTCATGCGATGACCTGCTTTAAGAATAATGCTAAACCTGCGATAATTAAGTGCGATAATGCGGAGGAATATGTTCAAGCATTCTACGAGAACAAAGAAACAATCTTCAAAGCACATGACTTCTTCTTGGAACAAGTAAAACTTTCAGAGGGACTCAACAGTGGTTACTCACAAGTTAATCAATCTGACAGTTTGCAACTTACTAAGGTTCAAGTGCTGAGTCTCATATCACAAGGTCTTTTGCAGTCTCATCACTACTCAACTTTTGATGTTGATAATATGCCTGATGATAAAGTATACAGCATTCGCATATACAAAAAGGGCGAGCGAGTCTTTCCAAAAGGGTTCGCTGCATTTCGTATTGGGTACATTCAACCAGCAGTGAACTTCCCACCGATGACTGCTAAATATCTTTATGAGCGATACACTGAACACATCAAAGACCAAGACAAGATCACAATATACGATCCATCAGCAGGATGGGGTGGTAGAATTCTTGGTGCTATGTCTTGCAAAGATGATCGCAATATTCACTATATTGGTACTGATCCCAATCCTGATAACTTTTACGATGATGATGCTCGGTCGAAGTATGCTGATATTGCTGATTTCTACAATGAAAAGACTTATAGGGGTAACTCATTCTTCTCAGGAGGAACAAACACCTATGAGGTTTTTAGACTGGGTTCCGAAGTAATACAACACGAACCAAAGTTTCAAAAACATAAAGGCAACGTTGATCTTGTGTTTACATCACCGCCTTACTTCAATAGAGAGGCATATTGTGAGGATGAAAATCAGTCATTTAAAAAATATGGTTCGTCATACGAGTCATGGAGAGATGGATTTCTCAACCCTACACTCGAAACTTGCTTTGACTGGTTGAAACCGGGAGGGTATCTTCTGTGGAACATCGCAGATATTCTTGTCGGATCGAACAAATACCTGCCTTTAGAAAAAGACAGTGTTGACATTCTTGAATCATTAGGTATGATATATGAGTGCAAGTTAAAGATGGCGATGGAAGGTATGCCGGGACAAAACAGACTTGGTGAAGATGGTAAACCGAATTGTAAGAATTTTTGTAAAATCGGTGATAAATACTTAAAGTACGAACCTGTTTACGTTTTCCGAAAAGAAAGACCATGAGCAAGCGAAAGAAGAAAAAGAAAGAGTTAGGATTCAACTCTGGAATAAGCAAGACATCCCCGATGTGCTATAAAGCATATATGGAGGAGGGTCTAAAGAATCTTAGTTCAAATTTTAGCATAAAGACCTACAAACTCGCAGATGCTAATGAGTGGTCTACCTTTATTCGCGGAAAGGACTACAGAGTTCAACTCCGATGGAAGGGTGAGTCGTTCTATGAATTTCTCGTAGAGATTCAATTTTGGGACAAGTCAAACTCAAACAAAGAAGAACGTGCTTACATGAGGCAGTTTGCAGATATGAAACTAGAGGCATGTAAGAACGCGATGAAACCAAGCAAAAGTGGAAAAGAAAAATGATTCTCATGGATATGAATCAAGTTATCTTGCATAACTTGTTCGCTAGAATGAAAAACGTAAACGAGATCGAAGAGGATCTTGTACGACATATGATACTGAACAGCATCCGAATATATCGGAATAAGTTCAAAAAAGAATACGGTGAGGTCGTTCTGACATTTGATGGTGGTCGCTACTGGAGAAAAGATTTCTTCAAGCACTACAAAGAGTCAAGAAAAATCAAACAGGACGGTGACGGCATCGATTGGAGTAACATCTTTGGTTTGATTGGTAAAATCAGAGAGGAACTCATCGAAACATTCCCATACAAAACTATTTACCTCACACACATTGAGGCAGATGATATCATTGCAGTCTTGACTAAGGCGTATCATCATCAAGAAAAGATCATGATCGTTTCGTCCGACAAAGATTTTCAGCAACTACAGAGATATGATAACGTTTCTCAGTATAGTTTGAAAACAAAAGGTCTGTTGGTATGCAATGATCCAGAGGAGTTTTTGCTTCGTCATATTATTAAAGGTGACTCATCTGATGGTATACCAAATCTTCTGTCGGATGATGATGCCTTTGTCAATGAAAGCAAAAGACAAAAACCTTGTGGGGAGAAAAAGGTAAAAGCAATCATGGAGTCGTTAGACACATGGTTGGAAACTAGTAACTGGGAAAGAAACCAGACTCTAGTTGACTTTGAAAAGATCCCAGATTGGGTTCAAGATAAAATTATAGAAGAGTGGGAGTCTCCCGTTAGGGGTTCTCGACGAGAACTGTTCCCATACTTCGCAGAGAAAAGACTGAAAAACTTAATGGAAAATATAGAGGAGTTCTAAGTTATGCCTAAGAAAAAGAAAATTAGGAAAGAGTTTTATAACGAAGATGATGTTAGAGACTTAAACAAAAAAGGTGTCAAGCGAGAGAGAAAAAAAGCACAAAGACATCATAATAAAAATGACTTAAAAGACCTTTACACTGGTCCTGATGTAGACTATGATTCCATTGATGAATATATGGATAGACTTGACGATTAACAAAAAGGAGATTTATTCGTTATGCAAACTGAAATGAGAACCGCAACCAAGTTGTCGAAGCAAACTCTTGACATTCTAAAGAACTTTGCTTCAATCAACTCTAACATCCTAGTATCGCCGGGTAACGTCATCAAGACGATTTCCCCAGTGAAGAATGTTATGTCACAGGCGGTAGTGAAAGAAAACTTCGACACGGAGTTTGGTATTTGGGACTTGAACAAGTTTCTCGGAGTGGTTTCATTGTTCAATGATCCAGAGTTTTACTTCAATGAAAAGTATGTGGAGATCGTTGGTAACAACGGAACCAGAGTCGTATATCACTACTCTGAACCAAAACTGCTGACAACTGTCACGAAAGAAATCAGAATGCCTGATGCAGTGGTTAACTTTACACTTGAGCAGGATGATTTTTCTGAACTGCAAAAAGCATCTGGTGTTTTGCAACTCCCCGATCTTTGTCTTAGGAATTGTTCTGAAGGAATCGAACTGGTTGCTGTTGATAAGAAAGACTCATCTTCCAACAACTATTCTGTTCTGGTTGGTAATGACTATGCAAATGGTGACTTTGAATTCTTTTTCAAGACAGAAAACTTGAAGTTGCTTCCGGGTGACTATAGAGTTTCCGTGACTGATAAAGTTGTAAGTAAGTTTGTTCACACTGAACTTGATTTGACTTACTGGATTGCTTTGGAGTCCGATTCAAGATACGGTGGGTGAGATGAAAACTCTGGTAACTGGTGGAAGTGGACTTGTTGGGTCTGCGATAGAATCCGATTATAAACCCACACGGAATGATTTGGACTTATGTAATTTATATTCTATCCTTGATTACATTGTTGCAAATGATATTGATTCTATCATTCACTGTGCCGCAAAGGTAGGTGGTATCAAAGCAAATTCCGAGCATCTTGGTGAGTTTTATTATGACAACATCATAATGAATTCAAATGTTCTTGAAGCAGCAAGAATAACAGGCATTAAAAAAGTAGTTTCCTTTATGTCTACCTGTGTTTTTCCTGCTGATGCAACATATCCACTGACACCAGACCAGATTCATCTAGGTGAACCTCACCCCACAAATTATGCATACGCCTATGCGAAGAGAATGCTAGAGGTTCAGAGCAGAGCATACAGGGAGCAATATGGATGTAATTTTGTTACAGTGATACCATGTAACATTTATGGTCCGAATGACAATTATAATTTAGATTCAAGTCATGTGATCCCTGCTCTTATTAATAAATGCTATAATGCAAAACTGTTTGATACAGATTTTGAAATATGGGGGACGGGTAATGCATACCGAGAGTTCGCATATTCAGCAGATGTCGGAAAGATAGTTCAATGGGTTCTTGAAAATTACGATTCACCAGAACCCTTTATCATTTCTCCCGATGAAGAAGTTTCTATTGCAACAGTTGCACAAAAAATTGCATCAATCATGGAATATAAAGGATCTATAGTTTACAATGGTGAAAGAGATGGTATAATCAGAAAACCATCAGATAGTAATAAACTAAAGAGTTTGTTGCCTAATTTTGAATTTACAACGATTGATGATGGATTAGAGAAAAGTATTAAATGGTTCATTGAAAATTATGAAAGGGCAAGAAAATGAGTAAGATTATTGATGGAAAGGTCGGAGGAGAACTCTGGAGAAAAGAAAGAGGGTTACAAAAGACTGCTCTCATCACAGGTATCAACGGACAAGATGGTTCTTACCTTGCGGAGTTTCTCCTGCAAAAAGGATATGAAGTTCACGGCATCCTGAAAAGAAACTCTGTTGCAGAAAACCAAACTGCAAGACTCGATACTGTCTTTGATAAACTGCACTTGCACTATGGTGATCTGAATGATCTGTCCTCTCTCATCTCAGTGTTGCAGAATGTAAACCCAGATGAAATCTACAACCTAGCGGCACAATCGCATGTGCGAATTAGTTTCGATATGCCGATCTATACTGCTGCTACTACGGGTCTTGGTGTTCTCAATGTTTTTGAGGCATGTCGTTTGATCTGTCCAGAGGCAAAAGTTTACCAAGCATCCTCATCCGAAATGTTTGGAAACTCTATTGACGATGATGGTTTCCAAAGAGAAACCACACCGATGATACCTGTGAGTCCGTATGGTTGTGCGAAGGTTTTTGCATATAACATCGCAAGAAACTATCGCAATTCATACAACATGTTTATCTCAAATGGTATTTTGTTCAACCACGAATCACCAAGACGGGGTTCCAATTTTGTGACGAGTAAAATTGTCAAGGGTGCGGTCGCCATCAAAAAGGGAAAACAAAAGTATCTTAATCTTGGAAACCTAAATGCAACCAGAGATTGGGGACACGCAAAGGATTATGTAAAAGCAATGTGGATGATGTTGCAACAAGAAACGCCTGATGATTTTGTATGTTCGACAGGAACATCACACTCTGTTCGTGATTGTGTTCAGTATGTTTTTGATCAATTAGATTTGGAAGTTGACGAACATGTTCGGGTCGATCCCAAATATTTCAGACCAGAAGAACTGACTGATCTAAAAGGCGATTCGACTAAACTCAGAACGCAACTTGGTTGGACTCCTGATTACACATTTGAAAATTTGCTTGACGAGATGATCGAGCATGAGTATACTGGTTCGTATGTTGATGTCCCCTATGATCCAGTGAGATAAAAAATGCAAACTAATGAACAACACTTATGGGTCGAGAAGTTTCGACCACAATCAATCAAAGATTGTATTTTACCAGTAGACTTGAAAGAGAACTTTCAAACCATAGTCGATAGTGGTGAGATGCAAAATCTTCTTTTGTCCGGTGGTCCGGGTTGTGGTAAAACCACAGTAGCAAAGGCGATGTGTTCAGAGTTGGACTCTGACTTCATTGTTATTAACTGTTCCGAAGATGGTAACATCGACACCCTAAGAACAAAGATTCGTAATTTTGCAAGCACAGTTTCCATCGCAGGTGGAAAGAAAGTAGTGATTCTAGATGAGTTTGACTATGCAAATGCACAAAGCATGCAACCTGCTCTGCGTGGGTTCATTGAGGAATTTTCTGATAATTGTCGTTTTATATTGACTTGTAACTACAAGAACAGAATCATTCAACCACTTCATTCTAGATGCACATGCATTGAGTTTAAGATTCCTAAAAGCGAGAAACCACATCTTGCATCTCAATTCATGGATCGCAGCAAAACCATTCTCTCTAACGAGGGAGTTACGTTTGATGAAAAAGTTCTCGCGGAAGTTATCATGAAGCACTTTCCCGACTTCCGCAGGATTCTTAACGAGTTGCAACGATACTCCGTATCTGGGACAATTGATGTAGGTATCTTGTCTCAAATCGGAGAGATTCGTGTTAAGGATCTTGTGACTCACATGAAAAAGAAAGAGTTCACGAATGTTCGTAAGTGGGTTGTCGATAACATGGACAACGACCAGATACATATTATTAGAAAGATTTATGATGGACTCTATGAGTTCTTTGCTCCACAGTCCATTCCTCAAGCAGTTTTGATTCTTTCTGAGTATCAATACAAAGCAGCGTTTGTTGCTGATCATGAAATTAATATGACTGCTTGTCTTACCGAGTTGATGTTAGAGTGTGAATTTAAGTGAGGTAAATGATGCACAACCATTGTCTTTCGTCCACCACCGTGGATGATATTATGAAATTTAAACCTTTGGGAGATATGGTTTTGGTTGCTCCTAGAAAAATGAAAGACAGAACCGAAGCAGGTGTCTTTTATCAAGAAAGAGAACACGAACGTTATCATGATGGAATCGTTGCGGTCATTGGTGAGGGTGTTCCCGATGAGTCGGGTAAAATGTTCCCTGTTAACTTCAAAGTAGGTGATCGTGTTCTTGTAGACAAACACGCTGGATGGCATAATGTAAACGGAGCGATGATGACTCGCAGACAACATATTATTGCAGTTCTTGAGGATGATGTAGAAATCAACAAATGAAACTAGGAGACTATCTAAACGCTATTAATCACAGTAAGAAGCGACTGCTTGATACAGACGATGAGTTTGTCGAAAAGCAGTATGCTCCTTACGTCGTTAACAGATGTCTTTCATATTTCCCAGATACGATATTTCATGCGAACCAAATGAATTGTATCCCGTCTATGGATAAGAAGATGCACTTTGATTATCTGCTAAACATTATTCGTAAAAGAAAAAGGTTTAGTAAGTGGTTGAAAGCAGAAGGTGACTCCTCTAATATTGAAGTGGTGAAAGAGTATTATAACTATTCAGAGAGAAAGGCAAGAGAAGCACTTAAAATCTTGTCCGACTCTGACTTGAAATCCATGAGAGAGTATCTAAGCAAGGGAGGAAAATAATGAAGGCGTTAGTGACAGGGGGAGCAGGATTTATCGGTTCACATATCGTTGATCGATTGTTATTTGATGGACATGATGTTGTTGTAATTGATAATGAATCAACAGACTGTCATGAATCATTCAACTGGAACGACAACGCAGAAAACTACAAATATGATATTTGTGACTACGATAAAATCGAACCACTGTTTAAAAATGTCGATAGAGTTTTCCATTTAGCAGCAGAAGCAAGAATTCAACCAGCGATACAAAATCCCACACTGACCACGAAAACCAATGTATACGGAACTTGTAATGTGTTGCAAGCATCCAGACAAAACAATGTGGGTAGGGTCATGTTCTCATCTACTTCTGCCTCATACGGACTTAAAAACAAAGCACCAGTTCGTGAGGACATGGTTCCCGATTGTCTCAATGCATATTCTATAACAAAAGTTGCAGGAGAAAATCTGTGCAAAATGTTCTATGATCTTCATGGTCTTGAGACAGTTTGTTTCAGATACTTTAACGTCTATGGGGAACGTCAACCAGTGAAGGGACAATATGCGCCTGTAATAGGATTGTTTCAGAGACAGCATGAGACTGGAAACCCTATGACGATTGTGGGGGACGGGAAACAGAGACGAGATTTTACATACGTTGGTGATGTGGTTGAGGCGAATATGATTGCTTCCATGTCTAAATCGAAAGATATTTTAGGTGAAGTTTTTAATATTGGAACAGGTCAAAATCACTCTATGTGGGATCTGGTAAAAATGATCAGCAGAGAAACAACCCTTGTTGAAAACAAACACTATCGCTTCATTCCTGAGCGACCAGCAGAGGTAAAAATATCTCTAGCAGACATAACAAAAGCAGATAAAGTATTAAAGTGGCAACCATTTATGAACTTATACGAGTGGTTAAACACTGTAAAAGTATAAATAGGGTGTCACTAATACAGGAAAGACATTCGTTATGCAAAAAGTAAACATAGATTTAGAAGATTTAGTAGAGGTCACATTCAATCAGGATGATGACTTCCTAAAGATTAGAGAAACCCTTACCAGAATAGGCGTTTCTTCAAGAAAAGAAAACAAACTATATCAGTCCTGTCATATTCTCCACAAACGTGGAAAGTATTACATTGTTCACTTCAAAGAACTATTTGCTCTTGATGGACTACCCACCAGCATTGATGAAAATGACTTGGGCAGAAGAAACACGATAGCAAACCTGCTGCAAGAGTGGGGACTTCTTAAAGTGGTAGATGAGAGCAAGACACAAGAACCTGCTGCGTCTCTCGCACAGATAAAGATTATACCCTATCGGGACAAAGACAAATGGGAGTTGTGTCCTAAATATCACATAGGGAAAAAGTGATTTGAGGTGTTTATATTATGAAAAAAATAATCTACAAGTTTCCAAGTAGAGGCAGACCAGACAAATTTAAAAATGTTCTTGATAAGAGCATAGCATTTCAGTCTAAGAAACATCACGTTAGATACGTCATAACGATGGACACGGATGATGCTACGATGAACAATCAAGAGATGCGAGACTATTTCAAAAATCTGAAAGACAATTTCAGTGTTGATATAGTTTATCACTATGGTGATTCAAAGTCTAAGATTGAAGCATGTAATGCTAATTTAGAAAACGAAAGCGGTGACGCTGTAATATTAGTTTCTGACGACATGGTTCCCGTTTCTCAAGACTGGGATGATATCATCGTTGAGGTTATGGATCATCATGGATACGACATTGGAGTAAAGTTTTGGGATGGATTAAGACCAAAGCAAGATCCGCTCATGACACTTCCGGTAATGGGATGGAAACTATATGAGGCGATTGGTCATTTATATCACCCATCATACACCTCACTGTATAGTGATAACGAAATGACGCAGGTATGTTCGATGCTTGGAAAATTTGTAAGGGTTGATTATTGCATCTTCCAACACCAATGGACACCAGAACCATTTGATGAACTTCACGCTAGAAACGAAAACCAAGAGATGTATAAAATCGATGGTGCTATATTCGAGCAAAGACAAAAAGATAAATTTGATATTGAATCTATTGTGAGAAAGTTGGAACTCGCATGAAAAAGATAATCGCATTTAGTCTTTGGGGAGATCAACCAAAGTATACTGTAGGTGCAATTAAAAATGCTGATCTCGCAAAAGAAATCTATCCAGATTGGACTTGTAGGTTCTATATCGGACAATCTACACCTGCGGATATTGTTGAAACACTAAAGAAAAAAGACAATACCGAAATCGTGATGATGGATGAGGACGGTGATTGGTCGGGTATGTTCTGGAGGTTCAGTCCATGTTCTGAGTCTGACGTTGAAGCAGTCCTCTCAAGAGACACTGATTCTCGATTGTCTTGGAGAGAAAAAAGTGCTGTTGACGAGTGGATGAACAGCGACAGAGGATTTCATATTATTAGAGATCATCCATGGCATTCTGCTGCTATACTAGGAGGAATGTGGGGGTGTAAAAGAGGAGTCCTTAACAACATGGTAGAGATGATGGAGTCCTATGAACAAGGTGACTTCTGGCAAGTTGATCAGAACTTTCTTCGTGATCACATTTATCCTCTTGTTTACTCAAACTGCATGGTTCATGATGAGTTTTTTGTAGCAGAAGCAAACGACATCCCAAAAGCAAGAGAAAACTATGAGTTTATAGGAGAGGTCTTTGACGAAAATGATAATCCGGTTGAGGAACACAAAGAGGTGTTAAAAAAATATTTAACAGGAAATTTTTCATGAGTGATAATAATTTATACGTTCACCACCATTTAGGTTTGGGCGATTGCATCGACTGTAATGCAATGGTCAGGATCTTTTTAGATGAGTATGACTTTGAGTCTGTTCATGTCTTTTGCAAGAAAAGATATTTTAATATGGTTGAACATATGTACCGAGACGATGAAAATATTCATGTCATAGAGGTTCCCAACGAAGATGAGTATGCAACAATCAAAGAGTTTGTTGAAACCAACAACATTAAAAACTTTTTGAAAGTGGGACATGACTTTTATCCGTGGGGTCAAGAGAAACAACTAACCATGGGATGTGCAGAGATATTCTATAAACTAGTAAATCTGGATCCCGAAAGACGATTTGACGACTTTTACTATGAAAG